TGTCGTCTCTCCTGTAGCAAGTAGCGAAATTCGTACCCTACATATACCGCAGGCATAGGAAGGCTACAAGAAGAAGCTGTAGGATGAGGTAGGAAATTTTATACAGCGTTGAGTGACGAGGTCGATTGATGATAGGTTATCGATCGATTTTGCCACTAAAGACAGGGTAGGAGTGGGGTCGGAGATGACGCGTCGGGTATATCTTCCGTGCAAAGGTGTCCGTGATCCGGCGGTTCGCAGGGGCGAAGCGGTTTGGACCAAGCTGTTTGGACGGAAGGGAGACAGGCCCGCCGCGAAGGCTGCAATGTACCGTTCGGAGCAAGACTTTCGGGCCTTCCTCCTGGATGACAACGAAGTGCGCAAGGCGATTCGACAGGGAATCGAGCGCTTCGCCTTCGCCTTGGCGCCTGACGTCGTTCGATACCTGGAAGCCGTGGTCAAGGGGACCGAGCACGCGACCCGGGAACGCACGGATATCGTCAAGCTGGTGCTGCAGCTGGCAGGCCTGCCCGCTCAGAATGCCGCAGAAGACAAGGGCAAACGGCCGTTGCAGGAGCGGTCGCGTGAAGAGCTCCTAGCCGTCATACGCCAGGCAGAGGACGCAGCACGCATCCTCTCGGACAAGGCGCGACCCGTGCTTAACGCTCCGGGTAGCGCGCCAACGTCGGCGCAAAGCGGCGGATTGCTTGACTAGGCTACCGCCTTAATCAGGCGGATACCCGACCTCGGGGGCTGATTTTTGGCGCTGGTGGCGCCCCTCCGGGGGAGGGTCGGCGGCGAGCCGGAACCGGCGCCACCCGCCTCGGCAAATTTTCGGTTCGCCGAAAAGGTCAGTAGCAAAATCGCTACCACGCCGCATCGGCAACAAGCCACACCGCCGACAACGAAAAACCCCGCCGAGGCAATCAGCCGCCGGCGGGGTCAAGTCGAGGAGAGACATGAAGAGGAGGGAACATCGAGCAGGCTACTGTCGGAAGTTGCGAATGTCAACCCGACACGGTAGAATGACGGGGTCCCGGCATCGAGGCGCAAATGTCGCAACCGACCTCCTACACCCGCCAGTACAGCTTCACCGACTGGCAGACCACGCACCCGAGCGACCCGCTGCCGGGCGACGAGGTGGACGGCGCGCTTAATGCCGTCAAGGCGACCCTCGACGGCACCCTGGCCAATCTGGCGCTGATCCAGCGTGACGACGGGTCGCTCCAGAACAAGCTGGTCGGCATCGACACCCTCTCGACCGAGGCCCGGGCGCTCCTGGTCTCGGGAGCGAACTTCAAGGGGGACTGGACGACCGGCGTTTCCTACACCGTTGGCCAGTCCGTGCTCCAGGCGCGGGTGTCCTACATCTGCGCGAAGGCCCACACCGCCGGGGTGTTCGCCACCGACTACGCCGCCGGGCGCTGGGTCGAGGTGCTGCCGACGGCCGGCGATATCGTCGTCAACGCGACGGACGTGGTCTACGACCCAGGCTCGTCCAGCCTCGCCGCCGAGGACGTTCAGGCGGCCCTCGACGAACTGGCCGCGGAGAAGGCGGACGTCGCGGGCCTGGGTGGAGCCGCCGTGTTGGACGTCGGCACGGCGCCCGGCACGGTAGCTGCCGGCGACCATGGCCATTCCGGTGTGTACGAGCCGATCGACGGTTCGCTGGTTCGGGCGCCGTCCGGCGTGCTCCCGGCGCTGAACGGGGCCAATCTTACATCCCTGCCGTCAGCGGGTATTCCGGGCGAGATCCGGATGTACGCGGGTGCGACTGCGCCGACCGGCTGGTCGCTTTGCGATGGCGGTGCGCTGAACCGGACATCTGAGGCGACGCTGTTCGCGGTCATCGGCACGACCTTCGGCGGCGGCGATGGCTCGACCACATTCAACAAACCGGACATGCGTGGCCGCGCGCCGATCGGTGTCGGCACTGGCTCGACGCTGACCGCCAGGGCACGCGGCGACAAGGTCGGCACCGAGACGCACACCCTCAACACCACCGAGGTGCCAAGTCACCGTCACTTCATCGCCACGAACGGTAGCAGCACCGGCGACCCGAGTCCCTATTACGGCATCGCGTATACTTCATACAGGGATGCAATGCCAGACTTCATGACTGGGTATACCGGCGGCGGCGGGGCGCACAACAACATGCAGCCCTCCCTCGCGGTCAATTTCATCATCAAGCTGTGAGGGCGGCGATGTTCCGACACCATCCGGATGGCTTGATCTACGTCGGCGAGTACGTCGCGTCGTTGGCTGATTTCGCGGTTGATGTCGCTGTCTGCGGGTTGCCGCCCTATCCGGGGCTTCCGGCCGGCTACCGGGAGCGGCGCTGCGCGACCGGCAAGGCGGGCGTGCTGTTTTCCGCCGACAGCCAAGCGCCGGACCTGTGGACCGGGGCGCAGACGTATCTGGCCGCCGAGGGCGCGCTGCTGGCGGCGCAGGCCGCTCGTCTGGCGCCGGTGGACCCGCCGGAGCCGACGCTCGAGCAGCGCCGCGAGGCGATGGTCGTGACGCGCACCCAGGGGCTGCTGGCGCTGCTGACCGTCGGCGTCCACGAGAGCGATATCCAGGCGTACATCGACGCCAAGACGGATCCTGCTGAAAAAGAGGTCGCGAGCATCTATTTCCGGGCGGCGACCTGGAAGCGTACGCATCCGCTGATGGCCGAAGTCGCGACGGCGCTGAACGTGACGGCCGAGCAGATGGACGGTCTGTTCGTGCTGGCGGCCACCTACGAATGACGGAGCGTGCGATGCGTGAAAACCTTACGGACGGCGTAGCCGCCACAGCGACGATCACCTCTCCTGCCTGGGTGCCGATTCTGAACCAGATCAACTGCCTGCTGACCTTCGCGTCGTTGACGCTGGGCATCGCCTTCTTGCTGTGGCGCTGGTGGAAGGCCGCCCGGAAAGGCGTGGCTGAGTGACCAATCCGGCGCTCAACCCGCTGCTCGGGATGGACCTGGACGCGCTCCGGGACCTTTCGGCGTCGGCACGGCGCGCGATTGCTATCCAGGACGCGCGGGAGCACCTGATCCCGTTCACCCGGCTGATGATGCCGGACCCGAACGACCCGGGCAACCCGGAGGAGTCGCGGTACCGGGTCGCCGGCCACCACCGGCTGATGGCCGACATCCTGGAGCGGGTCGAGCGCGGGAAGTGCCTGCGGGCGGCGCTGTCAATCCCGCCGCAGCATGGCAAGACGCAGCTGTTTTCCAAGATGGCGATCGCATGGGGCGTTGGGCGGAACCCGCGGCTCAACTGGATCTTCGGCACCTACAACGAGGGCTATGCGGCCAAGGTCGGCGGCGCGGTGCGCGAGATCATGCGCTCCAAGCCGTTCCGCCAAGTGTTCCCAGAGGTGCGGTTGAAGACCGGCTCGCAGTCGAAGACCGAACTCGAGATCGAAGGCGGCGGCCAGCTGAACTTCTTGGGCCGTGGCGGCTCCGGCACCGGCTTCCCGGCCGACCGCATCGTCATCGACGACCCGTTGAAGAACGCCGAGGAGGCGGAATCCCCCACAGTGCTGGAGGAGTTGCACGAGTGGTATTCGAAGGTCATCTACACCCGCGCCCGCAACACGACCTCGATTTCCATCATCCACACCCGTTGGGCCGAGGACGACCTGATCGGCCGGCACTGCGACCCCGACCATCCGGACCGGATCCGCCTTCCGGACGGCAGCATCTCCGATCGTGATGAATCGCGCCGCTGGGAGTACATCAACGTCCCGGCGGTGGTGAAGGACGCCGACCTGGCCGCCGCGCTGGGGCTGACGCTGGCGGTGCCGACCGACGCGGACGTGATCGAGCAGTTCGGTGCCCAGCCGATGAGCGCGCTGTGGCCGGAAGAGTTCTCGCTGCCGCACCTGGCCTCGGCCAAGCGCATCAATCCCCGCGGCTTCGCGGCGCTCTACGAGGGCAAGCCGGCGCCGGACGACGGCGACTACTTCAAGGCCGACTGGCTCAAGGTCCACACGCAGCCGACCGATTACCCGCGGCCGTCGGAACTGCGCTTCTACGCGGCGAGCGACCATGCGCTGTCCAAGGGCACCCGCTCCGACCGCACCTGCATGGGCAACGTCGGGATCGATCGCCACGACGACATCTGGATAATGCCGGAACTGGTCTGGCGGAAGATGGATGCCGACGAGACGCTCAACGAGATGATCGCGCTGATGAAGCTGCGCAAGCCGCTGATGTGGTTTGCAGAGGACGAGCACATCAACAAGACGCTCGGGCCGTTCCGCCGCAAGCGCATGCGCGAGGAGCACACCTACACGACCGTGGTCGGCCTGCCGAGCTCGGTGGACCTGATCGCCCGGGCGCGGTCCATGCAGGGCCGGCTGTCGATGGGCATGGTCCACTTCCCCGGCTGGATGCCGTGGTGGCAGGAGGCGCGGAGCGAGGTGCTCAAGTTCCCGCACGCCATGCATGACGACTTCGTGTCGTTCCTGTCGCTGGTCGGCCGCGGCCTGGACATGGAAGTGGCGGCGAGCGCGCCGGCCGAGGACGACCGCAAGGTCATCCCGTTCCCGACCGGCTCGATCCAGTGGATGAAGGCGCGCTCCAAGATCGAGGCCGAAAACCGTGCGACTGCCGGCAAGAGGTGGTGACGATGTGCATGAAAAGCGCCGGTGATTTTCTGCTCCGCTCGACCGGCATCCCGCAGATCCGGGACGCGATGAACGGCGACATGTCCGGCATCGCCGGCACGATGTTCGGCGTCCAGGGCGCCCCGAAGTCGTGGGGGCTCGACGACAAGGTCGGCGGCTGGGTCGGCATGGCCGCGCCGAAGCCGGTTGAGCCGGCGAAGTACACGCCGATGGACCCGAATTCGTTCTACACGCCGGCCGAGCTCGAACGGAAGCGGACCAAGGAGCAGCTGGCCGCGCAGGCGGCGATGTCGCCATCGACGGCCGGCGGCAGCGACTTCTACGGCGTCAGCGGCGGCGTGAGCCCGCTCCAGGTGGTGAAATGATGGACCAGAACGCGATGGCTCCCGGCGTCGAAGAGGCTCCGGTCCTGGGTGCGGAGAAGGCCGACGTGATCGTGCGCGAGCCGCCGGAGGTCGATCCGGCGCGGGCCGCCAACGTCCGCCGCTGGATTGCCCGGATCAAGGCCGACAAGGCGCATTGGGAGAGCGACTTCAAGCGGATCCGCAAGGACCAGGATTGGGCATACTACGGTTGCGACCCGACGGTCTGGAGCCCCGACGACCTCTACACCGTCAACGTCGTTCAGCGGCACCTGAACCAGACCGTGGCGGCGCTCTATGCCCGCAACCCCCGGGTCCAGGTCAAGCGCAAGCCGCGGCTCGACTTCATCCTGTGGGACGAGCGCGCGGAGACGCTCCAGGCGGCTCTGCAGTCGGTCGCGCAGGCGCAGCAGGCGGGCATGGTCGCCCAGCAGGCGCTGGCGACCGGGATGGCGCCCGATCCGATGGCGATGCAGGCGACCCAACCGGATCCCAACGCGGTCGCGCTGCTCGAGGAGGTGCAGGAGGTTCAGAACCGCCGGCGGATGGTCGACAAGATCGGCAAGACGCTGGAGATCCTGTTCGGGCACTACACCGCCGAGCAGTCGCAGAACTTCAAGGACCAGTTGAAGCAGCTGGTGCGCCGGACCAAGACCTGCGGCGTCGGCTACATCGAACTCGGCTTTCAGCGGCTGTTCGAGAAGCGGCCGGAGATCCAGGCCAAGATCGATGACGTCACCAAGCAGATCCAGACCATCGAGCGGATCAGCGCCGATGTCGCCGACGGCGAGTTGCAGGGCGACGACCATGCCGACCTGGACGAACTGAAGGCTGCCGTCGAGGAGTTGCAGAGCCAGGCGACGGTGTTGGCCCGCGAGGGCGTCATCTTCGACTTCCCGCGGACCTGCGAGATCATCCCCGACAAGCGCACCCGGCAGATCAAGGGCTGGATCGGCACCCAGCACTTGACCCGGGAGATGCACCTCTCGACCGACGAGGTCAAGGAGGTCTACGGCATCGACGTCGGCAAGGCGTACGTCGCCTACGATGCCGCCGACAACCAGAAGGTCCGCGTCACCGAGGACAAGGACGGCGGGCTCGCCTGCGTCTGGCGGGTCCAGGACAAGGCGACCGGCACGACCTTCACGCTGATCGACGGCTACCCCGACTTCGTCAAGGGGCCGGAGAGCATGGACGTGAAGATCGAGCGTTTCTTCACGATCATCGCGCTCACGCTGAACGACGCCGAGCACGACGACAAGGTGTTCCCGCGCTCCGACGTGACGATGCTGCGCCACCCGCAGGACGAGATCAACCGGGCGGGGCAGGGGTTGCTCGAGCACCGCCGCGCCAACAAGCCGAAGTACTTGGCGGGCGCGGGCGTCGAGGACGCCGATCTTGAGAAGATCGCGACCGGACCGGCGCACTCGATCTCCAAGGTGCAGGCGCTGCAGCCGAACCAGAAGGCCGAGGATCTCGTCACCGCGGTCAAGCACGCGCCGATCGACCCGGCGGTCTACAACACCCAGCCGATGCTCGACGACATCAACCGCACCGTCGGCGCCTCCGAGGCGACCACCTTCGGCGTGGCCGGCGACTCGACCGCCACTGGCGAGAGCATCGCCGAATCGGCGCGGACGCTGTCGCAGTCGAGCAACGTCGATGATCTCGACGGGTTCCTGTCCGAGGTTGCCCGGGCGTTCTCGCAGATCGCGCTGATGGAATTGTCGGCCGAGACGGTCAAGAAGATCGCCGGCCGCGGCGCGGTGTGGCCGGAGTTCTCGCGGGAAGAGATTGCCGACGAGATTCTGATGGACGTCAAGGCGGGCTCGTCGGGGCGGCCGAACAAGGCGCAGGAACTGGCGTCGATGGAGCGCGGCATGCCGTATCTCCAGGTGCTGCCGGGGATCAATCCCCGCCCGTTGGCCGAGCGCTACTTCGACCTGCTCGATCTCGACCTCGAGGACGGCATCGTCGAGGGTCTGCCCTCGATCGTCGCCATGAACCAGATGGCGGGCCGCCAGGCGGCCGGCGGTATGGGCGGCGATCCGGCGCGCGACCCGCAGAACCAGGGTGGCAAGGGCGCCGACAACGCGCCCAAGGGGCAGGAGAACGAGCCTGGAGGGCAGCCGGCCTACCCGGCGGGTGAGGTGCTCGATTACGACGCTTCCGGTGCTCGCGTGCAGTCGAACGTCATCCATTACGACGAAAAAGGAGGCCGCGCCAATGCCGCGTCTCGCAAGGCTGCCTGACGGCACCACGCTGCAGTTTCCGGATGGTACGCCGGATGAGGTGATCGACGGCGCGGTGCAGCAGCATCTCGCCGAAGCGCAGATTCCCAAGCCGGAGGAGGTGGCCCGCCAGGAGGACGTCCAGATCGAGACGGCCAAGGTGCAGACGCTGGCCGACCTTGGCGCGCGTCTCGCGTCGCTTCAGCAGGCGCAGATCGGTATCGGCCAGGCCTTGGGGCAATTGGCGCGCCTGTCGCTGCAGACCAACAACGCGATCGGAGCGCTCCAGCAGACCGTTGCGGCCGTGGGCCAGCAGGTCGTCGCGGTCATGTCCGCGCCGAAGCGGGTGACCCTGGCGGATGGTACGTCCGGCAGCATCGCGCCGGACGTTTCGAACTGAGCACCGAACGAGGCAAGAAATGGCCGCATTCACCAAGTTCCACTGCTTCGTCGCTGACAAGCACAACGGAAAGCACAATCTGGCTTCCGATACGTTGAAGGTGATGTTCACGAACACGGCGCCTGTCCTGACCAACGCCGTCAAGACGGATATTGCGGAGATCACCCCTGCGGCCAACTATGCGGCCGGCGGCGTGACCCTCTCGGTGACGTCCTCGACGCAGACCACAGGGACGTACAAGCTGATTTTGCCGGACCAGTCATTCACCGCAACCGGCGGCGCAGTGGGGCCTTTCCGCTACGTGGTCGTCTACAACGACACATCGGCGACGGATCCGTTGATCGGGTATGTCGATTACGGTGGCGCGATCACCCTCGCCGATGGCGAGAAGATCGACTTCGACTTTGACCAGACCAACGGCCTGATCTCAGGGACCTGATATGCCTTACGGTGCAGCGGGGACACGGGCGAACTCGGCGGGCGCCACATCCCGCAACCCCGCGCTGCCCGGAAGCTTGGCGAACGGCTACTGGATCTTTGCCGTATGCGCGTCGAAGAACAACGCCACCCACTCGTGCGCCACGGCTGGGTGGTCATCGTGGATTGCCCAGACCAACAGTGGTACGGGCTGGACGGTTTCTTACTGGAAGTGCCTTTATACCGGAACCCAATCGGCTCCGGCTATCACATGGACAGGCTCGGTAGCCTGTTTTGCGCAGTGTTTCTCGTGGACCGGCCTGACAAACGTCAATCCAACCGGCGCTCTCAACGGGGGCGCTGGGACAACGACCCCACACGCCTGCACCGGCGTCACGGCCGGTCGACCGCGTTCCGAGGTGGCTTGGCTCGACGCGGTGGCGAACACCACGGCGACCACTCAGCCGTCTGGCTGGTCGCGCAACTTGACCAACAGTTCCGCTATCGGCAGCACATACAACGCTGCAGGTTACAAGACGCTCACCAACGTCGGAGACACCTCGGGTAACATCTCCACCACGGGCGGCGCTGCTGCCTACGTGATGAAGATTGTTGAGTTGTACGTTGCGGTTGCGTTGGCCGTCACTGTAGCGTCAGAGACTACAACTGGGCAGGCGGTTGGGCTTAGGCTCCGCCGCGTTCTGAGCGCTACGACGGCGACTACGGCGACGACCGGGCGCACGGTCGGTCTGAGGAGGGTATGTACCCTATCGGCCGCGGCGGCAACCGAGACGACCACAGGAAACGTGGTTGCGCTCAAGGCCACGCGCAGGCTGCTCGTCGAGGCGGCGACGGTCGAGACGATCGGATCCGAGGTTGGGCTTTCGGTTTCTGGTGGTGAGGAGCAGCCGCACGTTCCGGTCACCCGCGTCGGCGGGGGCGGGTTTATCAGCTCGCGGGTTCACAGTGGCGAGTACGAGCGCGAGGTCGTGGACGCCGTTCACACCGCGATCGCGGACGCGAATCCTCGACCGGCTGTCGAACCAGAGCCGTCCATCGACGCGGCCTCACGGCTGCTGCGGATCGTCGTCGAGCAGGATCTTGCCCGGCATGCGCTCGAGGTCGAGCGGCGCCGGATCCGAAATCGTCAGGTTGAACTGCTGCTTCTGCTGGCGGCCTGATCGTGTCTTGATTGTCGGAAGTTGAGAGTGTAAGATTTCGCAAAGCCCGTCGTGATGACGCGCAAAGGAGACGGAACCTATGGCCTCGTCAGCCGAAGCTGAAGTCAAGACGGTGGAAGAGGTCAAAGTCGACGCTTCCACCGAAACGCCTTCCCCGGACGTAAAGCCCGCCGACACTCCGTCCGAGTCGGCAGCCGGGCAGGACAAAGGTCCGACCAGCACGCTCGACGCGGTCAAGGCCGCGCTGGGCAAGCCCAAGGACGCCGAGGCAACGCCCACCCCGGAAGGTAAGCCGGACGCCGCCGAAGCGGGTCCATCGTCTGAAAACCCCGACGATGACCTGCCCGAGGAGGTGACGGACGACGAACTCAGTCACTACCACTCGCGAACGCGTAAGCGGATCAAAGGCCTGGTCGAAAAGGTCAAGACCCTCGGCGGCACCGTCGAGAGCCTGACCCCCAAGGCCGAGCGCTTTGATCAGATCACCCGCTTCGTGGCCGACGCCGGACTGGACACCGATGAGGTGAACACCCTGTTCGAGGTCGGCCGGTTGATGAAGTCGGATCCCGCGGCGGCGTACAAGGCGATCATGCCCTACGTCGTGCAGCTGCAGCAGGTGCTCGGGGTGGTTCTGCCCCAGGATCTGCAGCAGGAGGTGTCCCAGGGCCTCATCGCCACCGAGCGGGCGCAGGAACTGGCGCGTGCCAGGGCCGAAGCGGGCTTGTCCCGTCAGCGTGCGGAGCTCGTCGAGAGCCGGACGCAGCAGGAGCAGGCCGGTCGCGTGACGGCGGACATCGAACGGTCCGTCGCCGAGTGGGAGCAGAAGTGGTCGTCGACCGATCCGGACTACCGGGCCAAGCAGCCGCGCGTGATGAAGGAGATCGAGCTTGAACTCCTTCGGCGTCGCGGGAGCGGGCGTCTTCCCCGGACGACCACCGAGGCCGTGGCTCTCGCCGAGCAGGCCCGGAAGACGGTCGAAGAGGATCTGAAGGCGTTCATCCCCCGCAAGCCGGAGATCAAGCCGGTCACTGGAGGCTCCGCGGTCCGTTCCACGCCCGCGCCGTCGAACTCGCTGGAAGCGGTGAAGTTCGCGATGCAGCGGGCGGGGTAACCCCGGCTCCTGTGAAAGGGCACTTCGATGGCTGTCTCTGCTGCGATCCTGAACCTCGCCGCCAATGCGGTGATGGACTTCCACTTCCAGCGCGGGAAGGTGTTCGACCAGGCGATTCAGGAGAAACCTCTCCTGGCGTGGCTGGCCGGCAAGAGCAAGGTCTTCCCCGGCGGCAAGGAGCAGATCACCGTCCGCGTGGTCGGTGACTACACCTCCTCGTTCATGGGGTATTCGTACGACGATACCGTCTCGTACGGCAACCCGGCCAACCTGAAGACCCTCGTGTTCCCGTGGAAGGAAATCCACGACGGCTACACGATGACCTACACCGAGCTCAAGCAGGAAGGCGTGCATGTCGTCGATTCGCTCGACGGCAAGTCGACCTCCGAGAGCTCCGACCGCGACCAGATCCTGCTCGCCGGCATCCTCGACCACAAGAACGAGCAGCTGGCCGAGGGCTGGGCGCGCGGCTGCAACGATATGTCCTGGAAGGACGGCACCCAGGACGCCAAGCAGGTCCCCGGCATCCTGTCGTTCATCCTCGACGACCCGACCACCGCCACCCTGGTCGCCGGCATCGACCAGAGCGTCAGCACGTGGTGGCAGAACGCCTACTCGATCGGCGTCAACGCGGCCACCGCGAGCAACCAGAACCTGACCAATGCGCTCGAGACCAAGTGGCGCCAGGTCCGGCGCTACGGCGGCAAGCCCGACAAGGCCTTCGCCGGCTCCGACTGGCTCGATGCCTACGTCAAGGAATGCCGGGTCAATGGCTCCCTGTCGCAGACCGGGTTCGCCGACAAGACGATGGACAACTCGAACGGCGAAGCCGCCTTCAAGCGGGTTCCGATCGTCTACGACCCGACCCTCGACGATCTCGGCCGGTCGAAGTACTGCTACTTCCTCGACGGCAAGACCATCCGCCCGATGGACATGGACAGCGAGGGCACGCTGACCCAGCCCAAGAAGCACTTCCCGGCGCGGCCCGAGGACAAGTATGTCCTCTATCGTGGCCTGACCTGGAGCGGCGGGCTGATCTGCACCAAGCGGAACGCCAATCTCGTCAGCAGCATCGCTTGACCGGCGTGTCGGAAGTAGAAAAAGGAATCGATCGATGTTTGACATCGTGGAAACGACACTCGCCGCCGCCGTCGCCAATGGCGGGACGCTGACTGTCGCCTACCCGGACGGCCGGTCCAAGGGCAACTACAGCCTGGCCGACGCCCGGCACGTCATGTTCGTCGGGCAGCAGGAGTACCACTCGCCCGAAGACTTCACCGTGACCTTCAACGCCAACGCCAGCAACATCACCGTCACCAACGGCTCCGGCGTGTCCTGGCCGATCAACTCGGCCTGCATCCTGCAGCTGGAAAAGCGGGGCGTGAACGACTACCGCTCCGGCGATCCGGCGGATCCCGTCCGGATGGTCGGGGCCGGTCTCTACCTGATCGACCTCGGCTCGCCGGTGGTTCTCGATGCCGACGCCCTGATCAAGGCGGCGACCGGGGCCGAGCTTCCGGACAGCACGCCGACCTCGGTCACCTACACCTTCCCGCACGCCAGCGCGTCGCCGCAGGACGGTGTGAACCTGACCGGCATCCTCGACGTTCCGCGCAACATCACGGTCGCGGCCTCGCACGGCTCCTCGGTCGTCGCCATGACGATCAAGGTCACCGGCGAGGACGTCCACGGCCGCGAGATGTACGAGGAACTCGCGATCACCGCAACCGGCACGGCGAAGACGGCGGCCGGCGTCAAGGCGTTCAAGAAGGTCACGTCGATCGAGCTCTACTCGGCGGCCGACGCGACCACGAACACCGTCAACATCGGGTACGGCGACGTGCTCGGCCTGCCGGTGTTCGTGCCCCATGCGTCGAACATCCTAGGCGCCCTGATCGACGGGGTGCTTTCGACGCGGCGGGAGGCGTTCCAACTCGACATCGGCGCGCTGGGCACGGCCGAGACGGCCTACGTTCCGGTGCCGTTCGCCTGCCGCGTCACCAAGGCGCTCGGGGTCTCCGACGCCAACGGCGGCTCGGCTACCGGAACGATCACGATCTCGTCGGGTTCGACCGCGCTGGCCACCCTGCCGTTCGCGGCCGGCTACACCGCCGGCACCGTGATCGAGGACACTTCGATCGACACGACCGTCATCGCGGCCGGCGCCACGATCAAGGTGGCGACCGACGGCGGCGGCGACGGGGCCGGCAAGACGCACGTCACCATGCTGGTCGAGCCGGTGCTCGTCACCGCTGGCAGCGTGGCCAAGGCGACCGCCACGACCGGCGATGTCATGGGCACTGTCGCGATGTCGGTGGCCTCCGATGGCGACAAGGGCTTCGCGCTCCTCGCCGCCCTGACCGATCCGAGCGACATCGGCCAGGACCAGTACGTCCCGTAAGCGTGCGTTGAGCGGTGGGGCTTCGCCGGCCCCACCGCTTCCCCTTCCAGGCAGAAAGGAAATCCCTGATGGAACTCTACGATTGCCAGGTCCGCCTCAGTGAGGACGTCCGCTGGCAGGTTGAGAAGCGGAGTGTGACCGCGGCCGAGATCATGGTGTTGCGGACCATCCATGGCAAGGAGGCGATCGCCAACATCCGCCGCGCCGACGCCAAGGACCCGCCGACCGACAGCGAGGTGCGGGCGCGTCTCGACCAGGAATACGGCCAGGCGCTGAAGCGCGCCGGCATGCCGATCGACCGTCTGTTCGGGCCGGAGCACATGCCGCTGCCCAAGAAGCTGGACGGGTTCATCGATCCCGAAGCCAAGGCGCGGCGTGCCCCCAAGGCGGCCCCGTCGGCTGACAACATCGTGGAGTAGGCGATGGCTCGCGGAACTCAACTCCTCAAGCTGGTCGAGATGCTGAAAGCCGAGATCGGCTCGGCAACAAGCGTGGCCGTGGGAGTGGATTTCCGCGAGAACCTCAAGCAGACGCTGCGCCGTACCCAGAACTTCCTGTTCAACGACTACGGCTGGCCGCACCTGCGGATGATCGTCGACAAGAACCTCGCGGCCGGCCAGCGCTACTACGACCTGCCGACCGAGTTCGACTACGCGCGGGTCGAGCGGATCGTCGTCTGGTGGGGCGGCAGTCCGCTGCCGCTCGACCGCGGCATCAACATCGAGGATTACGGCAGTTACGACAGCGCCGGCGACGAGCGCGCCGATCCGCCGATGAAGTGGGACGTCCGCTGGACCGGCACCACCGAGCAGTTGGAGGTGTGGCCGATCCCGGCTTCGACCTACTCGACGACCAACAAGTTCCGCCTGCAGATCCAGGGGCTGCGCAAGCTGCGTTCGCTGGTGAACGAGAGCGACGTCGCCGACCTCGATGACGACCTGATCGTCATGTTCGCCGCCGCCGAGTACCTGGCGCGGCAGAAGTCGGCCGATGCATCGGCCAAGCTGCAGATCGCCCAGCAGTTCTACCGCACCCTCAAGGGCCGCGCGACCACCGGCACCGAGACCTTCGTGTTCGGTCGCAACGCCGGACCGCAGCCGGCGAAGCGGGAGACGGTCATCCGCGTCGGGAGGTCGTAGATGGCCTACGTCATCGTCGAGGACTTCCGGCTCGGGCTCGATCGCCGCGGCAGCCAGATCAACGGCACCCCGGGCAGCTGCTGGACGCTGACCAACGCTCATCTCAACCGCAAGGGCGAGATCGAGCGGATGAAGAAGTTCGTCGCCAAGTACACGCTGCCGGCCGGCACCTTCGGCCTGCACGCGGTCAACGGCGTGCTCACGGTGTTCGGCTCGGCGGTCGCCCCGGTGATGCCCAGCGGAGTCTCATATCAGAGACTCCAGCACCCCGACGGTGCGACGGCGATGGCCGCCGCGCTGACGAGCGAGAGCTTCGACGGCAAGATCTACGCGATCGCCGAGTACACCGACGACCGGGTCTGCCATTTCTACGACGGCGCCCTGGTCGCCGATTGGCTCAACGGCGTGGTCCGCTCCGACATGACGGACAACGACGGCATCGCCACCCACCTGACGGCGCTGATCGACGCCGATGCCGACTACGCCGCGACCTGCACCGGCTCGGTGATCACGGTCACCGGTCCGGTCGGCGAGGCGTTCACCGTCGAGACGGTGGCCGAGAACGGCGGCACGACCGACGACCAGACGGCGGTGGCGGCGACCACGCAGACCGCCGTGGCCGGATCCGAGGAGACGCTGTCGACGGCGTCGTTCCGCATCGTCCAGGGCTCCACCAACGCCGGCGTCAACACGATCTCCAGCGTCAAGGTCAACGGCGTCGCCGTCATCAACGCGGCGGTCAACTGGACCACCAGCAACGGCATCACCGCCGCCAACCTGGCGCAGGCGATCAACACATACACCTCGTCGCCCGACTACACGGCCTCGGCCACCGCCGACACCGTGACGATCTCGGCAGTGGCGGGCACCGGCACGACGCCCAATACCTTCGATCTCGAGGTCGACACCACCGGCGACGTCGTCGTCAGCAACGGCTCGTTCAAGATCACCGGCGGCACAGCCAGCGCCGGCGTCAACAAGGTCACCAATGTGATGGTCGGCGGCGTCGATATCCTCGGCGCGGCGGTTGATTGGACGACCAGCAACGCGGCGACAGCGACCGCAGTGGCGGCGCAGATCAACGCCTACACGTCGACCCCCGAGTATGGCGCCGCGGCGGTCGACAACACCGTCTTCATCGGCAAGCGGGCGAGCCTGTCGTCGAACACCGCGGCGGCGATGACCGTGGGCGTGGCCGGCAACGTCACCACCAGCACGATCGTCGCGGTCTCGCCGACGGCGACCCAGATGAGCGGCGGCGTCGCTGCGGTGGCCGGCCAGGCGCAGATCTCGACCGTCACGATCGGCGGCACCTTCGATCCCGGCGACCACTTCACGATCCGGCTGATCGGCGCCGGCAACGTCACCAAGCGCTTCGGCGCCGAGGGCAACCCCGAGACGCCCGGCCGCACCGCCCTGACCTTCAAGGGCAAACTCTACTCGACGGTCGCCTCGCTGCTCCACTTCAGCGGCTACAACAACGCCACGGCGTGGAACAACGAGAACATCGACTCGCCGGGCGCCAACTACATCAACATGGCCAGCCAGGACCAGGGCAGCCAGGATCTGACCGCGCTGGGGTCCTACGAGGGCCAGCTGGCGGTGTTCTCGGAGGAGGCCATCCAGCTGTGGCAGATGGAGGCCGACGAGGACGCCAACACCTACCTGCAGACCCTGCAGTCGACCGGCACCAAGTCGCCCGAGTCGGTCCTCGCCTACGGCAACAACGACGTGTTCTACCTCGCGACCAGCGGCTTCCGGTCCTTGCGGGCGCGCAGCGGCGTCAACGCGGCGTACGTCAGCGACGTCGGCACGCCGATCGACCCGCTGGTCAAGGCGTACATGAAGACGCTGACCGCCGGCCAGATCACGGCGGCCTGCGCGATGCTCGAACCCGACGACGAGCGCTACTGGTGCGCGCTGGGCAGCCGCGTCTTCGTGTTCAGCTTCTTCCCAGGCAGCAAGATCAGCGCCTGGTCATACTACGAGCCGGGGTTCGAGATCACCGCCTTCGCGCGGATGAACGGCCGCATCTACGCCCGCAGCGGCGACACGATCTACCTCTATGGGGGCGATGACGGCGACGAGTATCCCGCCGACAACGAGTTTCCGGCAACCGTCGTTTTGCCGTTCCTCTCGGCCGGAACCCCCGGCACCCAGAAGACGCTCAGTGGCTTCGACGTCGCGCTCGAGGGCGAGTGGAAGGTCGACATCCTGGTCGACCCGAACAACGACGCCGCTTCGGTCAACGTCGGCACGATCAACAAGACCACCTACCCGTGGCCGAGGGTCGTGTCGTGCGAGAACGTCACCCACTTCGCGCCGAAGCTGGTGTGCAACCGGGCGGGATACGCCAAGATCTCGAACATGTGCATCCACTACGCCGATCCGAACGAGGCCGGCTGATGCGGATGTCGGCTTTTGAGATCGGCGCCGTACGCCACGTCGCGAAACGCATGCGCGCATCCGACCGCGAGGAGATCTTCGCGACCCGCTGGAACGACGACATCGATCCCTTCCTGAAGGACTGCGAGATCGCCGCCGCAATGGGCGGCGCCTGGGTTGCCCATGCGGACGAGCCGGTGGCGGTGATCGGCGTCAGCGAGATGCATCCGCATGTCTGGTCGGCGTGGATGTTCGCGACCGACAAGTTCGACATTGTCGGACGGATGGTGACAAAGTTCACCGTTCGGGTTATCATTCCGGGGATGCTCCGACGACGAGCTCACCGAGTTGAGTGCAGAACCATCGCTTCGCACGCGACCGCGCATCACTGGCTGGACTTTCTGGGAGGACGACGGGAGGCCACGCTGAAGAAGTTCGGCAAGAACGGCGAGGACTTCTTCATCTACGCCTCTGACCTGTCCGGCCGCTGACCACGAGGTCACGCACATGTGCTTTTCGCAACCGAAGCAGACTGACAACTCGGCTCAGATCGCGCAGCAGCGCGAAGCGGAGCGCCAGGCCCGGATCACCGAGGGCCGGGGCAAGATCGACGAGACCTTCAGCCAGTTCGACGATCCCTACTTCAACAAGATCTCGGACGATTACCTCGCCTACTACAACCCGGAGATCGACCGCCAGTACGGCGACGCGGCTCCGGCGCGCGGACGATCGGCGACCTCACCCGCAAGTACGAGGAGTCCAAGAGCACGATCGCCAACCGGGCGCTCGACGCCGCCAACGAGGCGCGGACCAACGTCGAGAACGCCCGCAGCGACCTCTACAACCAGAACATCTCGGCGGCGGACCCGGCGGCGATCGCCGTCTCGGCGGCGTCGCGGGCCGGCACCATCGCCCCCACCCAGGCCTATTCGCCGCTGGGCGACCTGTTCGGCAGCCTGCTGCAGAGCGCCGCGGCGACCTACGCGGCCAACTCGACGCTCGGCGACAATTCCTTGCGGAATTCGCTGTTCGGGTCGGGTTCCAAGGGCTCCTCGCGAGTGGTGAGCTGACATGTGCGGACCGTGGGCGGTTCCCCTGATCGGGATGGCGGTTTCGGCGGCGGGCTCGGTGATGAACGCCAAGAACGCGTCCGACAACCAGAACGCCATGATCAAGGCGCGTAACGACGCGACCGAGGCGAACTTCGCGCAGCAGGACGTGATCGGTAAGCACGCGCAGGAGGTGTTCGCCAACACCCTCGGCGGCTTCGACCGCACCAAGCAGACCGCCGGGCTCGGCGCCGCGCAGGGCAAGCGTGAAGCTGCGGTGACCGGGAACACCGGCGCCAGCCAGACCAACGAGTATGCGCCCGCCCCCGGCAGCGCGCCGCAGGTGGTCAAGTCGGACATCGCGCGCAAGATCGGCGAGGCGGTCCAGGCGGGCCGTAGTCGGGGCCTCGCGTTCTCCAAGCTGGCGGGGCAGCAGGACGTCAACCTCGGCAACTCGATCGATCTCGGCCGGAGCCGGGGCGTCCTGGGCCAGGATTCCTCGTTCGCCGGCGGCATCGCCAATCTGCTGCCGCTGCAGCAGGGCGCCGCGGCCAACAACGCTTACCGGAACCCGAGCATGCTCGGCGACATGCTGAAGCTCGGAGGGATGGGCGCGTCGATGTACGGCGGGGCGACCGGGCTGTTCAGCGGCGCGGGCAGTGACCTGGCCAACGCCGGCGCGACGGACATCAGCGGCACGCTGATGCCGAAGGGCGGCTTTTACAGCGGATACGGAGTGGCCTGATGCCGCGCATGCAGAACCCGTTCCAGGATCAGTACGCCACTCCGATCGGCCACGGCATCGGCGCGCTGATGTCGGCGCTGATGTCCGGCCCGTCGCAGGACGAGCGTGACCTCCACGCCGCAGCGGCCGAGCACTATCGGGCGACCACCGCGAAGACCAACGCGGAGATTGGTGAGATCGGCCGCAAGGCGCGCGTTCCTGGCCAAGTGCAGGACCTGTTCGCACAAGCGTATGGGCCGCTTCAGAAGACCGGCGCGGAGATGCCGCGGCCGACCCCGGAGTTCGTTGGTCCGATGCCGGAAGGTGGTGAGACCCGCGAATCGCGCGTGCAGGCTGCGCTGCCCCAACTGGCCGCCGCTGCGTTTAGCGCGGGGAGCCCGTCCTCGATCGGCGGATTGTTCCGCGCGTTTGCCGGCGGGGCGCCGGGACTGGATACGGAATCTCCGATCCTCACCAACGCCATGCTCGGCGCCGGCGACAGCTACAACTCGACCCCGATGGGGTCGCTCCAGATCGAGCGCGACAAGAACGCCTTCACCGCCGAGCAGAACGACCTCAACCGCCAGAACCAGCGGGACATCGCGGGCATTCGGGCGGAAGGCGCCGGGAAGGCGGGCGGCGGGTACTATGCGGTGCCGGCGGGCAACGGCTACATCATGGTCCACAAGGGTTCCGGCCTGGCGCAGCGAATCGGCTACGACGACGCCACCGGCGACCTCATTGCGATCGGCCAGCCGTTCCGCATGAGCCTCGACGCCCAAGGCCAGCCGATGGGCGCCCCGCTTCCGGCGGTCACGCCCGCAGCAGGCGGTCCCGCGCCGCAGGCTGGCACACCGGCGCCCGCCGCGAAGCCGTCTCCACTCATGCCTCCGTCGATCGATCCGACGGCGCAGGGTAACAAGACGCGGGCAGTTGAGGACGCCAAGGCCGCCACGAAGGTCAAGTGGGAGGCGGCCCCGGCGTACACGCAAATGGTCGGTGCGATGGCGCCGTTGGATCGCCTAGCCGAAACAGCCAAGATGGTCCGGGATAGCAAGGCGCTGCCGAGGATCACCGGCCCCTTGGGTCTGGCTCCGAACTGGCCCGGTGGCCCCGCCGCCGATCTGGAAGCGCAGGTGAAAACGCTCAAGTCTCAGATCGCGCAGAACGTGCTTCAGATGTACCGCGAGATGTCGAAAACGGGCGGCGCGGTCGGCCAGGTCTCCAACTTCGAACAGGAGATGTTCCAGAATAACTTGGCTGCCCTGGACAAGGCGCAGTCGCCGCAGGCCATGAAGGCGGCCATGCAAAAGCTGGTCGATTTTGTTGACGGCAGCAAGCAGCGTCTGACCGACGCTTACCGTCGCGAATACGAGACCCCCGGCCAAGTCCCGTCGACTGCCACGCCGGCTCCGAACCCGCAGGGCGGCCTCGCCGTGGGGACCGTCCAGAAGGGCTACCGATACAAGGGCGGCGATCCCGCCTCGCAGAGCAGCTGGGAGCCCGCGCAATGAGCGGCCCGTGGGAGGACTACCAGGGTGGGCCGTGGCTCGACTATGCCAAGCCGGAGACGCCGGTCAGCGAACTTCCGACGTCGCCGTCGATGGCGCCGAAACCCGGCTGGAAGGTCCGCGACTACCAGGAGAAGTACGGACCGATCTGGGGCACGACCAAGGCCGTCCTCGAGGGCATCTCGGAGGAAGCGCCCAAGGGCGACGACAGCCTCTCGCCGGGGTACATGGCCGTCAAGGCGGGGCGAAATATCGTCTCCGGGCTGTCACAGCTTCCGGCGGACCTCGGCATCGACACCGAGGCCACGCGAAGCGCGAAGGCGTTTGGCGCCGGTTTGCCGGAGATGCCGACTGCGGGGGTCGGCAACGACATCGGTTCGTTGCTGCTCCAGTACGGCGCGCCGGCAACTCTCGCAGCAAAGGGCGTCGGGGCGCTCACAGGGGCCGATGCCGCAACCAAGCTTGGCCAGATCGGCCAATATTTTGCGAAGCTGCTCGGCGCCGCCACGACCGACGCGGCGGTCACCGATCCGCAGCAGGCGGCGACGATCGGCGACGTGGTCAGTGGCCCGACAGACATCCAACCAAGCGACAGCGACCTCGCCAAGCGGGCCAAGGTGGGCGCCGAGACCTTGGCGATCGCGCCGGCGGTGGACGCCGGCCTGCGGTCCACGTACGCTGTCGGCAAGGGCGGCTTGAAAATGGTCCAGAACGCCTGGGAAGGCGGTCGCCGGTTGACGGTTGGAGAGGGCCTGGCCAAGGCCGGCGTCACCGAGGATGTGGCCAAGCAGGCCGCGCCGCTGACCGAGGGCGGCTTCACGCCGCGGACCTCCGACGTCGTCAACACGCCCGAGATCCAGATGCAAGCCCGGGGCGTGCAGGGCGAACCGACCTTCATCGCGGCGAACCAGAAGAACGAGCGGGCGATCGGCGATAACTTCGGCAAGACGCTGGATTCGTCGCAGGGCGCACAGCCCGACGTTACGCAGAAGTTCTTCGCCGACCAGCGGCAGGGCATGACCCAAGCGGCTGACCAGGGCGTCGAGAGCGCGGCCCAGCGGAAGGCTGCGGCCGACGCTGCCCTGGCGCAGGAGCAAGGCGCGGTCACGGCCGCGCAGAACACCACTGCCGACGCCAGCGCCGGGATCGACACCGCGGTCCGGGGTGCCGAGAAGAAGGTCATGGACGTGCAGCGCGGTCTGTATGGCCAGGCGACCAGTGGCGACACGGTGGTTCCGACAGCGCCGTTCCACGACGCGGCGCAGAAGGTGCTCGCGGATATCGGCACGTTGGGCGAAAAGGACGCGGGGCTCGCCTCGATTGTCCGCGACATCGAGAAGCTGGCACCGCCCAGGACCGCGGCCACGGCAGACCTTGCGGCTTCCGCCGAGTCGGGCGTTCCTGTGGACTTCACTCCGGGGAAGACCGGAACCGTCCCGTTCTCCGAGCTTATCGACATCCGCACCCGCTTGACCCGAATGATGAGCCACGCCAACCGGAATCTGATGGGCGGCGTCGAGGAAAATCTCGGGACGGTCAAGAGCGCAGTCGATGCGGAGATCAACCGCTTGGCAGCGGAAGGCAACCCGCAGGCGATCGCGGCGGTCAAGGGGCGCGAGTGGCATCAAGCTGAAGTGGCGCCTAGGTTCCGAACCGGCCCCGGCGGCCAGTGGGACCAGGCTGCACGGGGGAAGACCCCGACCCCGCCGACTCAGACCGGCAGCATGTTCCTGCGGCCGGACGGCACCGGAGGGGCGCGCGAGGCGGCCGGGCAGTTGGACCTCATCCTGAAGCAGGCGCCTAACGAAGCTGCTGGTCGCGAGGCGGCGCGCAAGTACCTTGTCGGCTCCTTGGCCGACACGATGACGGGCGGCAAGATCGACGCCGGCCGGCTCGACAAGTGGATGGCCGACCATTCCGAGGCGCTGAAGCTGGTGCCCGAGGCCCGGGTCGAGATCCAGCAGATGCGCAATCGGCTTGCCGCCAAGAGCGACGTGGTCGGCCAGATGGAGCGGGAAGTTCAGGCGGCATCCGAGGCGCGGGACGCGATGCAGAAAGCCCTGGCCGACGACCCGACGGCTTACTGGATCGGGAAGAAGCCCGACGACGCCATTCGGGACGTCCTGCAGCCAGGCAACGCCAAGGCCGCCGAGCAGATGCGCGCTCTGGCGGCAGCCGCCCGCAAGGACTCGTCCGGCAAGGCGACCGAGGGGCTGAAGAACGCGGTTAAGGATGCCCTGAACCGCGACATCAGGAACCCAGGCGCAGCGCTTCCCGGCGGGGACAACAGCGTGGCCGCGGGCAAGGCGAACGACTGGAAGCCCTCGCTGGCAAAGGCGAATGCACTCCTGGCCGACGGTTCGGTGAGCCGGAAGGCGCTCGAGCAGGTCTTCACTCCTGAGGAGATGGCCAAGCTGGACCTCTACCGCAAGCAGTTGGAGGTCAACGCCCGGATTAGCGGCACCCGTACGACGGCGGGCTCGGACACCTCGCTCAACGAGTCGGCGATGAGCAGCCCGGTGGCGCTGGCACGCGGTGCCACGCTGATCGGGACGGGCAAGGTCCAGGGTGGTATGCTCATTCGCGCCCTGGAGATGTTCAACAACCGGGTGCTTGGTGGCGCCAAGGTCAAGGATCTGCGCATCCGCGCGCTGACCGATCCCGAGCTCGCCGGCATCCTGGTGATGAAGTACAACCAGTCCACCAAGGCGGTCGTCGAGCGGAAGCTGCACACCTACATCACGAATAACCTCACGGGCGCCCAAGCGGCGTACGCGAGAAACAACGACAACCAGGATTGATTGTCGGTTGTAGTTTCATGTACGCTGTCGGAACCTGAGAGAATCGGAGAGCGACATGAGCGCATTCCAATTCGTGATGTCCGCACTGGCCGGCCTGACCCTCGGTGAGGCGATCGCCATCGGGCTGGGCGTAGCCATCCTGGTCTTCCTGAAGCGGCACATCGCCTAAGCATGCCAGCGCACAGATTGGACGCCACGACCGCGGCCCAAGCCGTCGCGGCGGTGGAAAAGGCCGGCTCGATCGCCGAGGCGGCCCGACAGCTGGGCATCGCCCGGCCGACCCTCCAGAACCGCCTGCTCCAGGCCAACATGCTCTACGGATTCAGGCCGGGCGCGGCGCCGCCGGAGGGCCTGCCCGCGCCGGACGAGGCGGGCCTGGTCCGCCGGCTCGAGCGCGACAACACGGCCCTGCGCAAGCGGCTCCGCGAGTTGCAGGAGCAGGTCGACGACGAGACCGATCTGCGGCAGCACCTGTTCGGCGCGGTGTCGGAGCCGGTGGCGATCCCGGAATGGGCCGCCAAGTCCAACCCGGCGAGCTCGTCGCCCGGCATGCCGCTGCTGTTCGCCTCCGACTTCCACGTCGGCGCGACGGTGCGCAGCGAGCCGATGAACGGGATCAACTCCTACGACGTCAAGACCTTCCAGGAGCGCTACCAGCGGCTGATCTCGCGCACCATCGACCTCTGCTTCCACCACATGGTCAATCCGAAGTACCCCGGCATCATCTACGCCCGCGGCGGCGACATGGTGCATGGCGACCTTCACCGCAACCGCGAGACCAACGCGGTCTACCTGCCGGAGCAGGTCCGCACCCTGGTCACCGCCGAGGCGTGGGGCATCCGCCAGCTGGCCGATAAGTTCGGCCGCGTCCACGTCACCAGCGACGACGGGAATCATGGCAGGAACACCGACAAGCCGATGACCGACAACCACACCCTCGATTCGTGGGACACCCTGGCGGCGTGGTGGCTGCAGTCGCTGTTCGAGGGCGATCCCCGGGTGACCTTCTACATCCCCGAGGGCGACTGCCTGTTCCGGATCTACGACTGGTGGTTCTGCGTGCTGCACGGCGATCGCATCGGCACCCGCGGCGGCCAGGGCTTCATCGGGCCGGCGGCGCCGATCGTGCGCGGCTCGAAGAAGGTCACCGACTACTACGCCAAGCTGCGTCGGTTCGTCGACTACCTGCTGCTCGCCCACTACCACACCCGCATGGAGTCGGAGTACGGCTTTTCGAACGGCTCGCTGTGCGGCGTTTCGGAGTACAGCAAGGACGGCCGGATGACGCCGCAGCGGCCCGAGCAGTGGCTGCTGTTCGTCCATCCGAAGCGCGGCGTCACCTGTCGCTGGCCGATCGTGGTCGACGACATCCGGCCGCTGCAGGCCGGGCCGGAAGTGTCGGGTGTGTTCGAACGACTTGACGAGCGTCCGACTTTCGCGCAGAATGTCGGAAGTTGAGATGTTTGTCGGTCTACAAATAGGCCCTGCCTGGTAGATACCCAAAGACGCACCTTTTGGGCGTCGCCGACGAAAAGCTGCGTCGCGGAATGTTGTGAGCCGGCTACGGCCGGAGGGATAGGGCGGGTTTCCGCGACGAAAGGAGAGCCTCGTGCTCGCCTGGGACGTCGTACAGGTCGATGGCAAGAAGGTGATCGTCCTGTACGACCTCCAGCCTGACGGGACGCTCCAGGAGACCCGGCGCATCCCCGCCGATGCCCGCGGGGAAGTCGAGTTCATCGAGACCATGGCGGACCTGCTGCTGGACCACACCCAATGAACGCTCGTCTCATCAGCCTGGTCGGCGCGGCCACAGCAGGCATTCTCCTTCTCTTCGTTCCGTCCTGGGAAGACACCGTCAACGTCGGTTACCTCGACATCGGCGGCATCCCGACCAAGTGCTCGGGCGACACCGACGACGTGGTGGTCGGTCAGGCGTACTCCGACGAGGAATGCCGGGCGAGCCTGGAGGCGGGGCTGATCCGCCACGCCAAGCCGGTGCTCGACTGCGTGCCGCAGCTGCGCGGCCATCCCTACCAACTTGCCGCCGCAGTGTCGCTGGCCTACAACATCGGCGCCACGGCGTTCTGCAACTCGACGGCCGCCAAGCGCTTCCGCAGCGGCGACTGGCGGGGCGCCTGCAAGGCGTTCGAGATGTGGAACCGGGTGGACGGGACGGTCATCAACGGCTTGGTGCGCCGCCGTGCCGCCGAGCGGAAACTCTGCGAGAGGGGACTGTGATGCCGCTCTCCGCCTTTTTCACCGGCAAGAAGTGGATCCTCTGGCTCGCCGGCGTGGCGATCGTCTTCGCCCTCGGCTGGACGGTCAACGGCTGGCGCTGGGAAGCGAAGCAGGACGCGCTCAAGCTCGAGTACGCCGAGGCGCGTGAGCAGGCGATCGAGGAGGCGCAGAAGCGCCAGGGAATCGTCGCCGCGGCCTACAACACCATCGACGCCAAGCGCACCAAGGAGGTCTCGGATGCCCGCAAGAGTGCGAATCGGCTGCGCGCTGACCTTGCTGCTGGCCGTCAGCGCGTGTACGTCAATGCGGCCTGCCCCGGTGTGCCCGCCACCCCCGGCGGTGCCGGCGTGGATGATGGAGGAGCCCCCCGACTGGCAGGCGACGCTGAACAGGCTTTTCCGACTCTCAACGAACAACTGACCCGAATGACCGCCCAGCTGCGCGGCCTCCAGGACGCCGAGCGGGCGCGGCAGAGCGCCGGCAAATGACGAACGTGGTCGCAGTTTCCTACGTATGCAGGGCGACCCGAGCCCTTCAGCCGCGGCGCTAACCGGCGTCCCTATGGTTGTTGGATAGCAGCGGGCGATCGTAGCGACCAACCACCGATTCGTCCTGTTCTCCGCGTCCGAAACCGATTGTGTGGGGCCGAGGCGCCACCTGGCGTGTTTTTCCCGCATAGAGTGCCAACCGGAAAACGCGCGCAATTCCGCGCTTTCTTCAGCGCGCCCTGGTTGTCGGGAATGTCGTTCATCAAAATCCTCTTTACTCGCGGCAAATTGTCGGATAGTTTCGCCGCCAGAGAGCCAACAACGGCTCCGGGAGGGGACAAGAGGAGTTGAGAGACATGATGACCAACGACGAAAAGCCGAATGGCAGCGGGGATCCGGGGAAGGTCACACCCCCGCGGCCCAAGATGAAGCGCATGTACTACAATCTCGGCGATGGCGACGAGAACCTGCCGAGCGGGGTCCCTCGATCGGCGGTGATGATGGAGTTCGCCAAGCGGCTCCAGGCGCGCATGCTCGCCAAGGGTTGGAACCAGAGCGAGCTCGCCCGTCACGCCAACATGGGCCGCGACAACATCTCCGGCTACATCCGCGGGCTCTCGCTCCCGGGGCCGGTCAATCTGTCCGCGCTCTGCCAGGCGCTCGAGTGCAGCCCGGAAGACCTGATCCCGCTGCAGAGCATGCCGAGCGTCGAGAACAACATCC